TTCTTCAATATTACATTCACATAATATTTCAAATTTATGTTTAGTAATTCCATATTTTAAAAAAGAATTATATAAGGCTCTTTGACTTTTACAATTATTTAATTTATATGTTTTAAATCTTTTTTCAATATTTACACTTTGTCCAATATATATTCCTTTTGTGGGATTTGTAATTTTATATATACCTATCATAAAATAAAAAGCAACAAATCAAAAGGTGGTAGTCTTTATCATTGTTGCAATTTAATAAAATTATTTATTTCGGCTACCACTCCGATATACAAATATATAAAATTTATATATATAATTACATATTATTGTCAAATTGTTTTCTAACTATACAATTTATTTTATGTGTCATTTCTTGAAAATATATAGATTTTTGTACAGCTGCAGTATCAGAAACATCATCGTTCATCAATTCGCAAAGCCCTATTAAATCGGCTTTAAACTTTACCATTTTAGCTGATGTTGGTTTAAGTTCGTCAAGGCTTTCTAATAGTAGCTGACTAATGCAGTATAGTTTGTGTATTTCGGTGTTTTTCTTTTTGCTCATTGTGTTTTAGTTTTTAGTTGTTTTTTTTATTTTTAATCATAGCTTCGCTTTTATGCTACATTAGGACCAGAACCCTAAATTAACATTGATTAATTCCCTATTCAATTAATAAAGCAATATCTACACTTTCCTGCTACGCCAATTTCTTATTTACTTCTCCTTTCGGAATGGCTGTTTAGTTCAGTTGTATTTTAACCTTTCGGAATGTAGCACCCGTTAACAAGCTAAGTTAGAGCGGGATTTTTTATTTACAACCGTTAGATATTACCTTTTGCATTACTGCACCGCCTACCCTCAAATCACTTCAACGTACGGAGTTTGTTTTTAAAGTTCAAACGGATACAACTTATTAGAATTTCTTATAAATAAAAAACCCCATCAAGAGGGTGCGAGTCCTGATAGGGTATTTAGGTTATTAATTAAGGCAACCTAAATCAATAGGTTGCACCCTAATTGATGCGCCAAATATATAAACTATTTTTTAATTATAAATACTTTTTTCAATTTATTTTTAAAAATAATTACAAACGCATTTAAAGGCTGTTTAACAAACGATAAAATATAAACTATATCAATATACCAAATATACATTATCTTGCCTTAAAACAACTAAAAAGGCTATTTGCTTAACTTGTGTGCAAACATTTTAATAATAGTAGTAGGTTTTATAAACCTGCAAATAAATCTTAATATCCTACCCGCATTTGTTGTTGCTTCGCTTCTTGAATATTCTGTTGCTGCTGAATCTAACAACTCCTGCACTGGTTCTGGTATCTTATCTAAGTTTGGCATATCTATATATTTATTTAATAGTTTCATAAGTTGTTCGTCCGTTTACTTTTTTTGCTTTTAATACTTGCTTTCTGTTTTTGCCTTTCACATAAGATACGTGAATCCAGCTGCAGTCAAATTCATTTATTAGCTGATCAAATTCTAAATTCTTTCTAATGTAGTCAAATACTTCTTTATTGGTTGGTTTGCCTTTTGAATCCATATCAATATCCATAGCTTGTCCTGAACAATGCTGACTTGTTATACTGCCTTTTATGGCTTGATTTAAGTTTAAACCTCTATATACACTTGTTACGTGTATTGGTGCTTTAAAATGCTCTCTAATTGGCTCAAATACCTTTTCAGCTAATAACTTTATATTATCAATTACTGATTGGTTAGGGTTGTTGTTTACTATTCCTAATTTATCCGCAGTCGCTGATCTTGTACATTCCTCTAATGTTAAATGTTTACTTATTTGCATCTTCTTTTTTAGTTAAAAGTTTATAAATCATTATTCCAGTGTATACTATTGACATAGTCAAAAGCAATAATTTCATTGTGCTTTCAATACTTGTAAATGATAGTCCGAATATCGTACCATTTACCGCTAATACTTCTAAATTCTTACTTGTCATTTTTATTCTTGTTTAAATATTCATTCATCTTTTCTATATTTTTTGCTTTAACCTTGTAGGTTAGTTGTTTCGGTTCTTTTGGTTTTTCCTTTTCCATCTTATAATACCCATCCTATCGGGTTTGGTTTAGTATCTGGGTACATATCTGAATTACTATTGGTCCAATATTCTGGAAACATAGCACTCGCATTAATAGCCATATAATCAACAAATCGTTTAGCGTAAAAATCAGCAAACGTTCTGTGCTTTTGGACCAGGATATCTAGTTCTTCTTTTGAAACGTTTTCGCTGTTATCTGTACGGTGTTTAAATACGCCACCGTTTCTAACTTGATAATTAGCAAAGGGCAAATAATCCACCATTGCAAAGTGAATCAACATAGGTTGTACATAATCAGAAACCAAATTAAGATAATTACCTGTTAGTGTATTAGTATCTATTTTAGTTGTAATAGCATCGTATAATTTAGTACCTAAATAGTTTTGCAAGTGCATCTGCTGTGCTATCTTTATAAACTGAATAAATAAGTCAGTATCTACATTACCATTTAAGATAGTGTTTGCTTTTAGGTCTTTTGGTGTAATAAATAGTGTTGTCATATCTTATTTCATATCGTGTGGTGCAATGTACGCTCTCGCATCATTTACGGTTGGTATAAAGCCATTTTCTGCAATTGACTTAGTAGGGCTTACTATTTCAGCATTAGGGCTGTAGACGTCTACTTTTGTCTTTCTATCTTTTGAAGCGTAGGTTTCACGAACCCAAAAGTGTCTGCAAGTTCCGTTTGGATATTCATCACTTAAAAGTCCGCCACCTTTCCAAAGAAATATATCGTAAGGCTCATTTGGGTTTGGTCTCATTCCAAAGCCTGGATTAACATTTTGATTACTCATTCTTTCAATGTCCTCTTTTCGATATACTTTTTTAGCTGACATCATTTGTTTACAAAATTGTCTTTCTGGGGATTGATTTCCACTGTATCTGTAACGTACTTTGTAGATAGGGCTGTCCTCTCTACTTTTGGCGTTTGGGTTTGCTGTTCCTGTACTTAAATGTATGCTTAATTGAGCGTCTAAATTGCTTTCTTCTTCATAATTTACCGCTCTACTATCGATTAATTCGTATTCATCAAGGTTTATTTCTTCACCGTATTCAGATAAATCAATAGTATGTTCGCTTAAAGTAGCAGTTTCAATAGGTGTTTCTGCTATAATAGCACTTTTTAATCCTACCAATGCTCTAATTTCGTCTCCTGTCATTGATTCTAATACCTTGTTTGCTACCAAAGGCGATAGTGAATTGATACCGTCAATGATTGTATTCGTTTTTTCAGTAACTGTTAGCTCGTTATTTACATCTAAAGGCTGTAATTCTTGGAAATATAGGTTTAAACTAATATCATTAAAGGATAAAATCCTATCAAACTCCTTGATAATTAGGTTCTGAAATGGTTTAATTACTGTATTTTGCATTAAGATAGTAGCAGTTTGCAATTCGTCTGCATTGTTACCGAATCCGCTGTTATCTTTAATACCTAATAACATCGGGCTTATAACTCTATGCGATACCATTATTTTACGCATACTCTCATCTGAAAGAAATTGATATTGGTTATGTGCATCGCTTAATTGTACAGGTGTAATAGTTGCACCGTAGTTGTTGCTATCGTTAAATGATAGGATAAACCGACCAGCGTTCGATGTCCCGCCAAATTTGTTTTGTATATTTCGTTCAATATCTCTCTGCTCGTCTTCGGTCGGTGTCCCATTATTAAAGTTAATAAGCATCGACGGTGCTAAACCATTCATTATATTATTTAAATGGTAGTTAGATATCTCTTCTTCTAATTCGCAGTACTGTAAGCCTCCTTGATAGTCTACGGGGCTATAATAGTAAAAGCCTGTTTTATATGGTTTTATGTATAGTATTTCTTCTCCTCCATTACCAAAGCCAAAAGCAGGTATTTCTAAAGGTTTGTTTTGTCTGTTTACTTTTGTCCAGTCTTCAGCATAAAAATAATTTTCTACTTCGCCATCTTCATTACATTTACCGCTTCTTAATGTTTCAATAGGAAAGTGATTGCACTCAACTATTCTTGTTTTATCTATTGAATAAACAACTTGTACAGCACATTGTCCCATAGCTTTTAAATCATAACACAAGCGCTCCGTAGTATCGTCATCAAACAATAACATCGCTTGTGCATAATCTTCTGGCTTTAATAACTTATCGCTTGCATCAATGCCTTTTCCGTATATCATTTGACTGATACCGTTTACAATTGCGTTGTTTGTAGGTGATCCGTTAATACGGTCTTGTAAGTATCCAAAATAGTTGTTATCTTCTCCGTAATTAATCCAGTCTTGGTTTCTTACTTCAACTACTTTCGGGCTTGTATAAGTTGCTAAATTTACAACACCAATTCCGCCCATCTTTTTAGGCTCTATTTTAT